GATAGCCCTGTCACGAAAGGGAAGGTCTCTTTTACTCCGCCTTGGGTGGAAGAGCTAGGGCTCGAAGTAGGAGACGTAGTTGGGTTCAGAAAGAACATGGACTACAGGATCACTATTGAAGACAAAGAGTACTACCGTGTACGCGCCGAAGACTTGATGTATGTCGAAAGGTAAATTCACCACTATTAGCGCAGCAGAGCGCCTCATGTCGAGCATGGAGGTAGCCATCAACAACATGATCGAAGAAGTAAAGAAACCTGTCGATCCTGAAGCTGGTGGGTCTGCTCGTAAGGCGGAACTACAGTCTATCAAGCAGACGGCCATCGATTGCAAAGAACTTTTGGTAGAGCGCCAGAGACTAGAACAAATGGTTAAAGACCTCAGAGACAATGGAGAAATCGAACAGGAAAAAGACTACTCAGGCGGATTCGCCGAGCGCTTCTCGAAGTAAGGCCAGCGGATTGATCTACTGGGACGACTATAACTTTGATAATCAGACAGATACAGCTGGTTACTTAAAGGAAGAGTTTAATGTTATCTACGATGCCCCAGCAGGACGGAACTCTAACTGATTACCCTTCTACTATAGATTACTACAGCGATGAATGGACTCATGAGTGGAGTAGTGGTGTGGATGGCCCCGCATATCTTAACCCATGTAACACGCCTAACCCACCGTGGTGGTGCGAAGAACACGAACCAATACCGATCGAACCGAACATTTTAATAATTGTTGGAATATTCACATTTGGAATATTACTTTTGACAAAAAAATGCACCCGTAGCTCAGCTGGATAGAGCATCTGCCTTCTAAGCAGACGGTCACAGGTTCGAATCCTGTCGGGTGTACGAATTAAGTAAAATGAAAAAAAAGAATAACAAGTATCCTATTATTTTCCTCTCTGCGCTAGCGCTGGAAATAGGAAGCACCATGTACATAAGCTCTGTAGCTGACAAAAACATGGCTAGCACGATGTTTTGGGCTTTTTTAGGGCCGTTTATAGCGCTTCCATTTGCTGGGTACGTAGCGGATGAAAAAACGTGGAAAGGAAGGTTTTACTTAGCTTTGTCTAGCTCTGCTGGATATACCGTCGGAGCTCTGCTGTCAATGCAATTTATTCTAAGTTCTTAAGAAAATGCCAGACTTACATTGCCCAGAATGCGGTAAGGAGCGTTTCGAGCGAAACCTTACCATGAAAGTAAAAGACGGAAAGACCTACTACGTGGAAGGTCAATGCGAATGCGGAGCTCAGATGGAGCTTACGAACCCTAAGACAGGGGCTCCAGGATTTGGCAAGATGGGAAGATTCGGTAGAAGCTTTTAATGTCTGCTCTGATTGACATAGACGGTTATGAAACTAAAGGGATTAAGATCGACCCTAACGGTACAGAGGGAGAGATCATGGAGCTCCATGGGCTACTCGTTGTACTCCCAAAAAAACCAAAGCGATCGGAGATTCTCTTCCATGAAAAACCAAAGGCAATGCAGATGTGGGAACGCATTGCTATGCCCCAGGAACTGCAAAGGATTCGCAGTATGGATGAGTGGCTCGAAAAACCTGCCGAGTTTCGAAAGAAGTTTCGTGCTTACATCGAACAAGAGTTTCAGCGTAGGCGCGACGGTGTGTGGTTTTACAATAATGGGGTCCCTACGTATATTACAGGGCGACACTATATGTTTCTACAATGGTCTAAAATTGATATCGGATACCCATCATACCTCGCTTTCCAAAGGGAAATCTTTCTCCACATGGCTGCTTGCGAAGCTGATCCCCGTTGTTTCGGTCAGCTATATACTAAGTGTCGTCGTTCTGGCTACACTAATGTATGTTCTTCTGTCCTTGTTGACGAGGCTAGTCAGGTTAAAGAGAAGCTTCTGGGGATTCAGTCGAAGACTGGTAAAGATGCCCAGGAAAATATTTTCATGAAGAAAGTAGTTGCGATTTTCCGCAGCTACCCCTTCTTCTTCAAACCTATCCAGGACGGTACTACCAACCCACGTATGGAGTTGGCCTTCCGTGAGCCTTCTAAGCGCATCACGAAAAACAACAAAACGTCACAGCGTGGGGACGCGCTGAACACTGTTGTTAACTGGAAGAACACTACGAATAACGCATACGACGGTGAGAAACTACATATGCTTTACCTGGACGAGGCAGGAAAGTGGGAGAAGCCTACCGACATCCGTGAAGCCTGGCGTATTGAGCGTACATGTTTAATCGTTGGTAAGCGCGTGGTAGGTAAAGCGCTGGTGGGAAGCACAGTAAACCCCATGAGCAAGGGTGGTGAAGAATACAAGGGTTTGTGGCAGGATTCCGACCCTAACGAGAGAAACAACAACGGTCGAACCCGATCAGGCCTGTACAGAATATTTATCCCAGCCTACGAAGCGCTGGAGGGGTTCTTCGACAAGTACGGTAACGCCGTTATAGAAAACCCTAAAAAAGAAATAGAAGGCGTTGACGGTGAGCCAGTAGATCAAGGAAGCCGAGCGTACCTAAAGAACGAGCGTCAGTCGTTCAAAGACGACCCCTCTGAGCTTAACGAAATCATTAGGCAGTTCCCTTTCACGGAAGACGAAGCCTTCAGAGACAGTATTGAGGGAAGCCTGTTTAACATTGGGAAGATCTATCAGCAAATAGAACACAATGACAACTTGTATCCGAACCCAGTAGTCCAGGGGAACTTTGTATGGAGGGTAAAAGACGAGGAGGTTGTGTTCTCTCCAGACCCTAATGGTAGGTTTCGTGTGGCCTGGCTACCGCCCGACCACCTCAGAAACAAGAAGTCCGACGAACGAGGAAAGCGAGTACCTCCCAACGCTCACATTGGAGTGGGAGGGGTTGACTCCTACGACCTGGATGCTACGGTAGACGGCAGGGGGTCGAAGGGTGCGCTGCACATGTACAACAAATTCAACATGGACGTTCCTCCAAACATGTTTGTTGTAGAGTATGCCTCTCGTCCAGATCTAGCCAGTATCTTTTATGAAGATGTGTTGATGTGCGCTTTCTTCTACGGGTACCCATTGCTGATAGAAAACAACAAGTACGGTATTGCAAGATACTTTGAATCAAGGGGTTACGACGGATACCTAATGGACAGACCTCAGTATCTGCGCAACCCAAACTCCTCTAGTAACGTGAGAACAAAGGGCATTCCTTCGAACTCTCAGGACGTTATTCAGTCTCACGCTCAGTCAATCGAGGCTTACATACACGATCATGTAGGCATTAGAGCTGAGACAGGGGAAATGGGGAATATGCCTTTCAACAGGACCCTAGAAGATTGGATTGCATACAAGATAGATAAGCGAACCAAGTTTGACTTGACCATCAGCTCTGGCCTGGCACTTCTTGGCGCTCAAAAAGCAAAGAAAGAAAAACCTAAGTCAGACTTCAAAGACAAGAAGTTTTTCAGGACATACAGGTCAAAAGTCTGGCACTCTTAGTTTTACTATATTTGCATTGAGTTAAAATAACTCTACCATTGCAGATGTACAGTAATACTAAAAAATCTTCTAACTTCCCTGACCCCTTAGCTTCCTCTGAGGAAAAGCAAGGAAAGAAGTATGGTCTTGACTACGCCAAGGCTATATACAACCAATGGGGGAAGATAGATCAGCAGAACTCAGCATATGGGAACAGACGGAAAACGTTTGAGAAAAACAGGAGGTACGCCAACGGTACGCAAGACACAGCTATTTATAGGTCACTTCTTACTTCTTTGGATCCTAACAATGGCGATGGGAGTATGCTCAACCTGGATTTCACTCCAGTTCCTATCCTGCCTAAGTTCGTAAGAATTGTAGTAAATAAAATACTATCTCTTAATCCGTATCCGAACCTGGAAGCTGTTGACCCGCTTTCTTCGTCAGAAAAAGACCTTGAGAAAAAGAAGCTGGAATTTTCCGTAAAAGCGAAGGAGTCTCTGCAAGGAATTAAAAAGGGCCTTGGCATTGAGATAAGCGGAGATCCAGATCAAATTCCAGACACTCTCGAAGAAGCTGAGATCTTTATGGATGCGAACGTGAAGGTCTCCTCTGAGATAGCCGCTCAAATCGCAACGAACCTTACGCTTGAGTGGAATGATTTCAACGACTCGATTCTTCGTCGGTGTGTCAACGATTTAGCCGTTCTTGGTATGGCTGTCGTCAAGAGAGATAATGACCCTCAGTACGGGCTAAAGACCAGTTACGTAGACCCTGTAAACTTTATACACAGCTTTACAGAAGACCCAAACTTTGGTGATCTCGTTTATGCTGGGCAGGTAAAGCACATTCCGATTCAGGAATTGAAGCGGATGGCTGGTGACCAGTTTACCGAAGAGCAGTATAAGACTATTGCTCAGAAGGCTCAGAAAAAATATGGCTACGATGCTGGGAAGTTGTCTCAGTCTTCTTACGACAGAGTAAACAATGTCTCTAGGTTTGGCTATGATGAGTACATGATCGAAGTCTTAGACTTTGAGTTCATGGGCGTTGATAGCGAATACTACGAGTCTAAGGAGAGTCGTTACGGTAATGTAGGGTTTTACGCAAAGGGTGAAAACTATAAAGCCCCCTCTAATTCTGTATTTAACAGAGAAGTCACTAAGCTGGAGACTTCTTGTGTTTACGGAGGGTGTTATATCCTGGGTACTGACTTCTTGTTTAATTACGGGAAAAAAAGCAACATGCCTAGGAATATTCATGATATTTCTAAGACGAACCTTTCCTACTCTGTTTGCGCTACCAACCTCCTAGACATGATGCCAAAGTCTATGGTGGATAGCTGTATAGGGTTTGCGGACCAGCTACAGTTGGCTCACCTTAAGATTCAGCAGGCTGTGGCAAAAGCCAAGCCTGACGGCATCATCATTGATATCGAGGGTTTGGAAAACGTGCAGCTTGGTAGTGGGGGAGAGCTGCAACCGCTTGATCTTCACGATATTTACGAGCAGACTGGTGTTTTCTACTACAGAAGTAAGAATCCAGAAGGCGGATTCCAAAACCCTCCAATCAGAGAGATAGGCAACAGCATTCGAAACATTAACGAGCTCATTGGCCTGTATAACCATTACCTCCGTATGATCCGTGACGCTACGGGAATCAACGAGGTCATGGATGCTTCTACGCCTAAGTCGGATTCGCTGGTCGGTGTAAGACAACAAGCTTTAGCCGCTGCGAATAACGCGATCTACGATATCACAAACTCTTCTATGATTCTTTACAAGAAGGTGTGCTCTGACATTGTGAAGTGCGTCCAGGTTATTC